CGGTTTATCTGAAGAAGAAGCAATAGATTTAGTTACAAACCGTACTGGTGAATGTGATATTTGTGGTGATGTAGTTCCGTTAGTTGTAGATCACTGCCATACGACTGGAAGTATACGTGGGAGAATATGTAGTCCTTGCAACACAGGGCTTGGGTTTTTTAAAGATAATATTAATTCTTTAGAACAAGCTATTGATTATTTAAGGAGCTACAGTTGAGCTATTTTCCTAGGTACGACAGAGGGGACTGGTCAGTTCTATGCGACGTTTGTGGTCGCAAGCTAAAGGCTTCGGACCTTCGTCAGAGGTGGGACGGATTAAAAGTATGTGAACAAGATTTTGAGCCGAGACAGCCTCAAGACTTTGTAAGAGGTGTAGCAGATTATCAAGCTCCTCCTTGGACAAGACCTGAACCAGCAAATAACTTTATTGATGTTACTCAAAGTCAATGGTTACAGACTTTTACACAAAGCGTAACTAGTTTAAAACTTAAAGTACATTATACTCATAATTATTTAACAGCTAAGGCAGTATCAGCAGTAACAGCTTTTTTAACAACTATTAAAATTCCAAAGCCTCCACGCACAGCTAAAGGCATAAACGGAGCAGCACTAAACACAGTTACTTTAGGGTAAAACATGACGATATTATTTACAAACAACGCAGCAGCAACACTAGCATCATCGATTACGACATCGTCTACATCGTTGACAGTGACTACAGGTCAGGGCACTCTGTTCCCTACTATTACAGGCAGTAACATTTTTTATGTAACTTTAACAGATGCTGCCACAGGCAACTTCATTGAGATTGTTAAAGTAACTGCACGAAGCAGCGATACAATGACTATTGTTCGAGCACAGGATAATACTTCTGCTCATGCTTATTCAGCAGGCGATAAAGTAGAACTTCGTTTACCTGCTGTAGTATTAAACGATTTTCCACAATTAGATGCAGCTAATAGCTTTTCTGGTACAAATACTTTTACTGGTAATACAGTAATTCAGCTTGGTTTAGGAGTAGGATCTTCTCCTTCTTATGGTACTACTGGTCAAGTGTTAACTTCAGCAGGTTCTGGAGCAGCTCCTACATGGACTACATTAAGCACAGGTGGTCCTATTAGTTATAATAGCACTACAATTTCTACTAATCAAACTGTTAGCTCAGGTAACAATGGATTTTCTGTAGGACCTATGACAATTAATAGCGGTATAACTGTAACTGTAACAAGCGGTCAACGATGGGTGGTAATTTAATATGACAATTATTGTTAATGGCTCTAACACCCCTACGGCTGGTGCAGTAGGTTATGGTGATGGAACAAATTTAGCTTTTACAAGTGCTGGTACTACAGGACAATTTTTATCGTCTAATGGTTCATCTGCTCCATCTTGGGTAGGTGCGCCAGCTAGTGCTATGACTTTGATTAGTACACAAACTGCTAGTAGCTCTGCATCTATTTCTTGGACTGGTTTATCTGGATATGACAAATATGTCATGATATTTGAAAATTTATTACCAGCAACTACATCAAGTGCCTTGTTTGTTCAAGTAGGAACAGGAAGCACTACTTATGTAACAAGTGGATATGCAATTTCTGGGACAATTAATAGTAATTATTTATATACGCATAGCCCTTATGCTTCTGGAGTTTTTTATGTTGGTTCAGCCACTGCTATTTATATGAATAATGATGGAACAACAAATACAAACCAAGGATATAGTGGTAACTTAAATTTATTTAACATGAATAAAAATAATGATACTTGTTTTCAAGGAAACAATGTTTATTATGTAAATTCAACTTATGGATATGAATGTATTAATTTTTCTGGATTTTTAGTTGGAAATTCAACAACAAAAACAGCAATACAATTATTCATGTCGTCTGGAAACATTACTTCTGGCACAGCATCACTTTACGGCATCTCATCTTAATTAAGGACAAATCATGGCAGACTTAAACTCAGAAATCATTGCTTATTTAACAGTAAACAAAATTGCTTACACCGCTGGTGACTACCAAACTGGTCAGCCTGAAGGTCAAGCAGACCAAATCCTATCTTGGAACACAGCTAAGTTAGGACCACAACCTACACAAGCTCAACTTGATGCTGCTTATCCAGTATGGGAAGGTCAGCAAATCCAAGCGCAAAACTCAGCGCAAGCTCAACAATTATTAGCTGCTACTGATTGGACATCTATTCCTGATGTTGCTAACTCAGCAGTATCTAACCCATACTTGACTAATCAAGCAGCTTTCTTGGCATACCGTAGTCAAGTAAGAGCTATTGGTGTAAACCCACCTACAGTACCAGCTACATTTCCTACTGTTCCTACAGCAACTTGGAGTAATTAATGAGTACAATTTCTGCTGGCACTACGACCACAGCAGCGTTGGTCGAAACAGGTGACACTACTGGTAATCTAGTATTACAAGTTAATGGTACTACTCCATCACTTACTTTAAACGCTGCAGGTGCACATGGAGTAGGTGCTTCTCCTTCTTATGGTACTACTGGTCAAGTATTGACTTCTGCTGGTTCGGCTGCTTCGCCTACTTGGGCTACTCCAGCTACAGGAGCAATGACTTTAATTAGTACTTTAACTGCATCTACATCTGCTAATTTATCTTGGACTGGATTATCTGGTTACGATAAATATATGTTAATTATTAGCAATTACACTCCAAGCACATTAAATGCAACTATTCAAATAAAATTTGGATATGGAGCCAGTCCAACTTATTTTACTGGCGGTTACAATTACACATTACTTTATACTGGAAGCAACTCTGGAAGTTCTAATGGTGTTACTCCTAATACAGCAGGCTCAATTAGCACATCATCTATTCCATTAAGTTATGGTACTTCTTCAGCAGAAACAAATCCTATTTATGAATATACTGATGGTGTTTATTATATAACTGGTGCAAATACTACTTCAGGAACATTACCAAGATTTACAATAATAGGAACATCTTATTTTGCAGATACGAATAATGGGGGAAATTTTTATAGTTCTCTTTCTGGAATTAGAAATAATGCCGCATACACTTTAACAGCTTTGCAAATTACTGCATCTTCAGGAAACATTGCTACAGCAACAGCATCCCTCTACGGCATCTCTAGCTAATAAGAAAGAACAATATGTCTGAAGCGTTAGAGAACCGTGTTGTTCGCCTAGAAGTTAAAACAGATAATCATGAAGATGATATTCGTGAGTTACGTGAAACTTCGATTGATTTAAAAACAACTATGCACAGCATTGAGAAATCTCTCAATCAAATTAAGTACCTAGCAATAGGTGCTTTAGCTGTAGTCATTGCTCAGACTATTGGTCTGGATAAAGCAATTAAACTTATGTTTGGATCTTAATATGTCTAGTACGTTTACCGTTAGTCGTGACCAAATCATTCAGCTTGCTTTGCGTAAGCTTGGAGTTCTTGAACTTGGTGATGTGCCTGATTCAGCTACGATTGCAAATGCCTCTCTAGCTTTGAATCTTTTGGTTAAGCAGTTTGCTACCGAGGGTTTAAAGCTTTGGAAAGTAAATGAGCTTGTGTTGCCTTTAGTTCAGAATCAAACTGTCTATAGCATTGGACCTGCTTCTCAGAATCCTTTGACTGACTTAGATACTGACAAACCTTTAAAAGTTATCCAAGGCTGGATTCGTAATACTTCTGTGTCACCAATGATTGACACACCTATTCAGATGCTCAGCCAACAAGAGTATAACGTATTAGGTTCAAAGTTTTCTACTGGTATCAGTAACTCCATGTATTACAACGTTCGTAAGAATAGCGGTAACATGTATGTTTACTTAACACCAGACGCTAATACATCTCAAGACTATGAGTTACATTTCATGGCTCAACAGCCTATGGATGACATCAACACTGGCTCACAGATTCCTGACTTTCCTAACGAGTGGATGAACACTTTAGTATGGGGCTTAGCAGACCAATTAGCTATTGAGTATGGTGTTATTGACAGTCGTAGACAAGAGATTGCAGCTCGTGCAGGTGCGTATCGTGATCGTCTCAATGACTGGGATGTTGAAGTTACTTCTTCGTTCTTCCAGCCAGACCTTCGCATGGCTAACGTTATT